TGGCCACCTTCTTATCTTGGGCTTTGTCTGCTTCTTCTATAATGGCAAGGCGCAAGCCTTTCAGGTAATCACCCCAACCGCCTAACACATTGTCTATGGACACCCCTCTAGCATTGTATGATCCAAGTGATTGCATGATGCCTTTATATAGGAGGTCTTTACCGACTCTGTGTGTGCCCCGATGGACTATACAGAAAGCGGGTTTCTCCGCTGGGTATTGGGCAATGAAGGCTAAGAAGTCGAGTACGACATTACGCTGAGCCTCATCAGGTAGTAGGTACTCGGCTAAGTCCAACCACACATCTACGCTGCCTTTCACTGGGGTTAATGCGTATCCACGCCATGTATTGATAAGCCTACGCCCTTCATCCTCAAAGATAACATCCCCACGATCCGGGGCTTGTAAACCCGTTGGTCGCCAACCAATACCATCTGCGGACGACAACTTAGGGTCCATGGTGGTTAGTAGCAACCTACTGGCTGTTGGACCTGCTTTACCGCCAGGTAGTTGACGCATAAAAAGGTTATCCAAGCCCTTTGGAGGTAGTGTCATGCCAGATACTATGTCGTAGAAGTTGTTTTCAGGCGCTATAAAGATGTAGCGCATCGGATCAAACCCCTCTGGAGGTTTATTTTCTTCGGCACCATTCTCGAATTCGCCGTCAACTACTACATCCCCACCATCTATTGGCTCTTCGGATAGCGCCTCGGATAGCTGCTTGGTTCGCTCAAGAGCGATATCCATCTTGTAGGCGTTCACCTCGGCTATAAAGGAGCCATTAGCGTTTAACTTCGCGTCCAATATTTCTATGGCGCGGGTGCCTGTAATTTTTCGATTCTGCCCATCCCCGCTACAGTGGCCATGATGACATTGGTATTGCACAGAACCATCGGGTGCTATCCGTATAGCGGCACCCGTTGGGTCGTCTACGCTGTGAGCTTCGGCGTTGATGCAGTCAATGCGAATCCAGTTGTCATTGCCAACGGTATCTATATTGACGTGCTTGAGGATCGGGTGGCGCGCCACTAACGGGTTATCCACAGCCAGGGCATCTACAGACGCCTCGGCACGCTCCGCGAAGAGGTCTATATCAAACACCTTAGCGAGTTGATCCATTGTGTAGAGGTTGTTTGGCTCCCAGGAAGTCAGATAGCACTTAAAGGTTTTACCATTGATGATCCGTTTGGCCTTAGTGTTAGAGCCATTAGGCATACGAACGTATCGCGTGACACCTCGCATCCCAGGGTCATTACCATCAGGTGCCAACCCCTTAGCTACCAGACCATCAAGTAAATTCTCCACCATAGCTCGATCTTCACAGGGGTCTTTAAGTATCCACGCCCATTGCTCAGACCCCTTGGACGTGACCAGCTTGTATGAAGGTTCCGGGAGCATCTCGACCCGATCTAAAGGCAGTTTCTCTGCTACATCATCGGCTACGATGACGAAGCAAGCATCAAACTTAGCTTTTCGTCTAACTGCCTTACCATCCTCGGCTTTGTGGAATAGGCTTATGGTGAAATACTGATTCTCTTCGGACGACATACGCGCAACCCGATATTCAGCGGCACCTCCCGCCCAACAGAGGCCCCTACGATCAGAGGTTATATTAGATGGGTCATCAAGGAACGAGGTTACATGGGCTTTACCCCACTCATCTCCAAAGATTGCTTCTAGGAATTGCTCATTTGTTACATTTATTGATCTGTCGCTAACCACACTCAGCCCCACCATTTTTATTACTCCTGATATGCTTTAATACCTGCTTTGACAAGCTCAATGATTGCCTCGTTGTAAGACATACCACTGCGATCAGCTATCCCCTTTACCGCGTCATATAGGTCCTGGTCTAGATACAACCCCGCGCGTGCTTTTTTTGGTTTGGGGTCTGACTGTAGTACGATGTTTGCTGTGGACATTTTAATCCCCTTCTTGGTTTTGGTTTGGGCAAGTATATCTGTGTTAGAAAAAACTTTACAACAAAAGTGTTTAAAACTTTGTAAAAGTCTAGGTATACTAGCCGTGAAAGTTGATTCGACTAGCTCTCGTGGCTGGCCCGATCTAACTCTATTACTACCAAATGGCACTGTGCTGTTCGTTGAACTCAAGACACCTACTGGGCGGCTGAGCAAGCTTCAAGAACACACGCACAGTCGCATCAAGGAGAACACTGGCAATGTCTACACCATCAGAGGGGTTGAAGAACTCTTTTCGCTTATCTCCAAGTTTACTTAGCCAACAACAGCAAGACGCTGTTACGTCTGCCTATGAAGGCAACCGCCTGATTGTAGGCAACATGGGATCAGGTAAATCTGTCATCGCAGCTTCGGCTATAGCTGAACTATTAGACGACAAGGTGCTCAATCGTGTCCTTATCATCACTACACCTAAAATTGCCAACACCGTTTGGGCACAAGAGTTTGATAAGTGGGATCACACACACCACATTGAGGTAGCCGTCGCCACGGGAACCCCAGAAGAGAGACTTGGACTTTTCAAGCATGAAGGGCAGGTAGTCGTAGCTACGTTCAACATTCTGCCGTGGATAAAAGAACACCGCCTCTTTGACCTGTTCGACGGTTTACTAATAGATGAAACTACTAAGCTCAAATCTACTGGGGGTGCTCAATTTAAGGCGTTACGCGCACAACTTAAAAAGTTTAAGTGGCGCGTTGGACTGACGGGAACGCCCGTCAGCGAGGATTTCTTAGGACTCTTCGGGCAGATGATGCTGATAGATGCAGGCAAGGCGCTTGGCACTCGCAAAGATACTTTTCAAAACCTCTTCTTCTTCCCGACAGACTATAAGCAATACAACTGGGAGCTTAAAGAAGGCGCAGCGGAAGAGATTTTAGATGCTATATCACATTTGGTTCACATCGTCCCGGACTACCGCCACACGCTACCACCGATAAAGTTCCATAAGCATAAAGTCTGTATGCCCCAAGACCTAGCTCAATACTACGATCAGATGCGCTCGGATATGCTGACTGAGGACGCGGTGAGCGCCACGGCAGCGGTACTCATACAGAAGTTGCAGCAGATCGCCTCCGGCTTTATTTATGACGAGCTGGGGGAAGCCAAGCGGCTGTCTGATTTCCGTATTCGAGCTTTACAGCAGCTACTTAATAGCCGTGTCACAGGCAATGCGCTTATTGCGTACTGGTACAAAGATGATCTGGATCGCCTTATGGAAGCCCTGCCAGATGCAGAAATGTTAGTGCCCACTAACCTGCAATCCCAAGTAGAACGGTGGAATCGTGGAGAGATTAAGTGCCTCTTGATTCACCCACGCTCGGCGGGACATGGGCTACAGCTAGAGAAAGGAGGCACTACGCTGATCTGGTACACACCACAATGGTCCAACGATCTGTGGGAGCAGACTAACGCGAGACTGTGGCGCAAAGGTCAAACCAAGCCTGTTCATGTGTATTCCATTGAAGCTGTTGGCACTATTGACGAAGCAGTAGGCGCTCGAATATTGGGCAAGGCAGAGTTTGAAAAGATATTTATGAATCACCTAAGAGGGCTATAAGATGAAACACCTCAAGATTGGAGGCAGTACCATCCACCGCACGTTAGCTTGCCCAGGTTGGTTGAAGCTGTCTGAGAATATCCCCAACCCCAAAAGTGGGTTCGCAGCGGACTTAGGCAACCTCCTGCATGATGCTATGGAAGAACATCTTAAACACGACACACCTTTTAAGGATATGGTTGGCAAACTAACCTTTGCAGACCAAGTGTTAGAAGAAGAGCATATACCTGAGCACCTGAACCCAATGGCGGTAGCGGTCAATGAGCTACTAGATGAGCATGACATAGACCGCCTGCTGCTAGAGCCTTTTGTGCAGCTAGTAGAAGATGAGCAAGGCGGCTCTATTGATGTAATGGGTATCTCATATGACTGCAAGACACTCTTAATTGCGGATTACAAGACGGGCAGCCGGTGGGTAAACCCTAACAGCAAGCAGCTACGCTTCTACGCTTTGTGTGCGCTCAAAGACCCTAAGACAAAACCTATGCTTACAAACATAGAAACCGTAGTGTGCGCGATCATACAACCCGCTCAAAGCGATAAGGCGGTTCAGACCAGCTATACACTTTCAGAGGTTTTAGCGTTAGAGACTGAACTTAACGATGCCCTAGCACACCCCGACAAAATAAAACCAGGTTGGTACTGCCTCTACTGCCCTGCCGCCCCTGTATGCCCCAAACGATTAGCCCAAGCGAGGTCAGCACTTATGCTCACACCAGAAACAGCGGCAGAAATAGCCGAGGCCCTCACACTAGCTAATGAGCTAGAGAGCTGGATTAAACAAGTTAAAGATCAAGCCTACGGGATTGCCAATGACGGTGGAATACTGCCTGGCTACAAGCTAGTAGAAGGCCGGTCAGTGCGTAAATGGAAAAAGGGCGCGCAAGAGGTTCTCACCAGTAGGTTGGGCGAACAAGCCTTTGAGCAAAAAATAATCGGCATAACCAAAGCCGAGAAGCTACTAGGTAAAGGCGCACTTGAAGAACTCGGACTAACCGAAAAGCCAGAGGGTAAACCTACGCTTGTGCCAGAAGAGAGCACGGGCGTAGAGGTTTTAAAAATAGTGCCAGATTCTTTAAAAAACCTTGTTGACAAAAGTTTAAACAAATAATAATGTAAAGGCGTCCTTACGGACACCTAATTTAACTGCAACTGCAAAAGGTAAATGCAATGTTTCCAACTACTAATGCTTCAATCACCGATGTTTCTTCTGCCCTAGCTCACTCTAAAGTAAATGATAGCGTCTCTACTGGTGGCAAAGCGTTCATACGTTTTGACTACAAGAGTGGTGATTTCACCTTTGGTCGTGACCAGCAGGAGATCACGGAAGACGAGATTATCGTCAACACCACTAGCTTCTGCCACGGGTGGGTGCTGTGGGTGAACGGCACTCCTAGCAAGGTAATGCGCTCATTCGTTGAAACGATTCCTGATCCAATGCCAAACTCCCCAACAGGAGATGCCCCATCAGAGGCGCGTGGTTTCGAGGCTCGATTTGAAGATGACCCAGAAACTGTTTTGATGTTTGAAACGTCAAGCTACGGTGGGCGTAAGGGGTGCGATACTTTACTCAACGAAATTCGTGCTCGTAGCGCGGGTGGAGAGACTGAGTACCTTTTCCCCGTGGTCAAGCTGACAAGCGAAAGCTACAAGGCTAAGCAAGGAGGAACCATCCACAACCCATCTTTCAAGGTGGTCGGCTGGGTTAACCAAGCGGGTGAGCGTCAAGAGTCTGTGCAGCGCATTGAAGAACAGGTAGAAGAGCCTGTTGTTCGCCGCCGCCGTAATACTCAGTAATCCTCACAGCAACTAGCCGCCTTCGGGCGGCTTTTTATTTTCAGGTACACCTATGCTTTGGTTAGACTTAGAAACCCGATCAAACGTCGATCTAGGGGTTAAGGGATTGCTTCATTACGCCCAAGACCAATCAACAGAAGTCATTTGTATGTCATACGCATTTGACCAAGAGCCGATCAAAACTTGGTTTGCAGAGGACTCTGACTTCCCACAAGAGGTTATTGATTACTTCAATTCGGGTGGGCTTATAGCAGCCCACAACGCCTCATTTGAACGCCACCTATTTGATTTCGTTATTTCTAACGATTACAAATTCAAACCCCCCAAGCTTGAGCAATGGATTTGCACATCTGCGTGGGCTATGTCCCATGGACTGCCCGGTAGTCTTAAATTTGTTTGCCAATCCTTGAATCTTCCATTGCAAAAGCAATCAGAAGGTTCCCGCCTTATTCGTGACTACTGCGCGCCGCATTTCAAGACGGAGTGGACGGGTAATGATAAGAAGCTTATGCAGGACTACTGTGAGATGGACGTAGCCACTATGCGTATGTTCTGCTCTGTTTTGCGAGAACTAACCCCAGAAGAGTGGAGCCAATACCACATAACCGAGCGCATAAATGATAGGGGTGTGCCTATAGATACACCTTTCGTGACTGCGGCGCTTGAGTATGCAGATGATATTAGACAGGACATAGCAGTACAGCTCTCAAAATTGACTGACGGTATGGTTAAGAAAGCTACTGATCGTAAAAGCCGAGATACTTGGCTAAAAAACAACCTGACCGCCGAACAGCTTGAAGCTATCACTGTCACCAGTAAGGGTGTGGAAAAGATAAAGTTTGACCAAGAGTATCGCGGTATCTTGGCTGCCCTGCCTGACTTGGGCGATAAGGCTTCTGCGCTCATCGACCTTATAGAGCAAGCTGGTGGGTCTACCATAGCTAAGTATAAGGCAATGGTGAATACGCACGTCGAGGGGCGTGTCCACGGCTCTCTTATTTGGAACGGCGCGGGGGCTACAGGCAGATATTCAAGTCGTGGCCTACAGTTGCAGAACTTCCGTCGTGACGTATTCAAAGACCCTGAGCCATATATTTACGCAATACAAACTGGAGCTGGAGTAGATAAACCCGCAGATACATTAGGCCGCTTGATACGCTCAGCGATAAAGAGTGATCGGGGGCTTACCTACTCTGACTACAGCCAGATAGAGGCGCGGGTCTTACCCTGGTTATCAGCAGACCCACGGGCAGAAGTCACCTTAGATATTTTTAGGGGTGGTCGTGATCTATACACCGAATCAGCACGGGGTATGTTTAATGTTACCGATGTTGACCCCGATATGCGCCAAGCAGCTAAGCAGGGTGTCCTTGCCTGTGGTTTTGGGGGTGGTGCTAGGGCGGTACAAGCAATGGCTAAGGTCTATGGTCTTAAATACACATTCGACCAAGCAGACAGCATCAAAGAGGCGTGGCGTAGTGCTAATCCCTGGGCTAACCCTTTCTGGTATGGGCTTAAAGATGCCGCTTGGGACGCATACCACTCTCCTGGGCTTGTTACTCAGAGCGGCAAGCTGAAATTCCAGAGTGATGGTAAAGATTACGTTTGGATGATGTTGCCTAGTGGTCGCCTACTCGCGTACATAAAACCAAGGGTTGAGTTAGTGGAGTACCCATGGGGAGATGAGGGGTGGGAGCTAACATGCCTATGGGGTTCTGGCAGACCAAAGGCAGGGCAGAAGTGGCCGCGCCGAACACTAAACCATCTAATCTTATCAGAGAACGCCACCCAAGGGACCGCCGCCGACATCATGCGTGAAACCATTGTACGAGCACATAAGGCTGGACTAGATGTTCTATTCTCAGTACATGATGAGCTTGTGGTGGAAGGGCATTGCCACGCCAAGCTGCATGAAATAATGATCACAAAACCAGCCTGGACTACTGGG